CGCTCCGCAGTCGTGGCAGCGCCAGTCCTCTCCGTAAATGCCGTGCGGAATGCGGACGTACCGTTTACCGCCGATTATCAGCATTTTCAGGGAGCAGCCGCTTGCCGTGGTCATTTCTTTTCCGCAGATATCACACTTCGCCATCTTCGTCGACCCTCCTGCACGAATCTTCGCCCCAGACCACTCCGAGACCCGAACCGCAGTCCCACGAAACGTGGATCGTTCCGAGGTCGTCCACATGGCGCACGGTTCCGCGGCAGCCCGGTTTGAGGCGCGTGTTAAAGGGGTCGCTCATACTGACGAGTTCGACCCTGCAGCCAACGGGATATTCCTTTTTGATGCGGTCAACGACCGCTTGCGGCGTCTGCCATCCCATTACTCCGTCACCTCCTTCGGCTTCGTCGCTTTGAAGGCGGAGGAGCCTTCGAGACGGCGGAGCAGGATTTTTCGGTCGGTCTTGTACTCCGAGCCGATGAAGCCGAGGCGGAGAAGGAAGCACCGAAACGCGTACTTCTCGTTTTCGACTTCTTTTTCTTTGGCGGTCGTGCGTTTCAGCTCGGACGCCATTCTGCAGAGCGCGGAAACGAAATTCATATAGGCTTTCGCTTCTTCGGGGGTGTGGTCGCCGGGAAACCAGGGGAACTCGAGACGGTCCTCGACGCGGTTGACGGGCAGGCTGTCGATGCAGAGCGCTTTCTTTATAAGGTTTCCTTTCGCTTCAATGATGGAATGCAGGTTCAGAAGCTGCATCTCCGTTAGTTCGGCGGCGGGAATCTGTACCGCGATGCCGCCCCGTTCGGGTTCTTCGCCGTTTTCCACCTCGTACTCGATGCCCTCGTCGTAGAGGTGTTCAAGAAGCCTCTCCGCCGCCTCGGGATCGAGGCTGATGCCCGTCGCGACGCCGTGCCGGTCGATTTTGACGTCGTCGCCGATTGTGTAGTCGAAGCTCGGTGCGCCGGAGTAGACTGCCTCGCGGCCGAGCCATTCGGAAAGAATAAGAACAAGTCTTTTTCTTTCCTTGCCGGGAACGTTGAATTTGATTGTCATTGAAAAAACCTCCTTGTTTTTCGGTAGTCACATATTCGCTCTAAACGCCCGAAATATCCAGTCTTTTTCGCTTTTTTTCAATGTAGATATTTCGGGCGTTTCAGGAGGTTAGTTTCGTGTATAATACACGATCCCGGACAATACGAAAAAGACGCAGGGCAGCGCGACTCCGTTGCCCCACATCTTATATTCCGCCGCGTCCGAATACGGATCGGTCAGCCATTTTTTGATTTGTTTGAGGCTCTTCGGCTTTTCGGAAGCGCCGATGATGCGGCGGTGCGTTTCCCAGATGTCATACCACGACGCGATGTCTTTCATCGAAGGATCGGGCGTACCGAGATCCGAACACCAGTCGTCGGGAAATCCCTGAAGCCTGGCGCATTCGGTGGGCGTGAGTCTGCGGACGGTGTAGCCGTTCTCCATAACGCCGTTCTGGTATCCGGGATTCGTTCCGTTGACAAGCGTGGTCGCTTTCTCCACGGTCGGAGTCATACACTCGGCTTTCATCTGCGGATAGAACCCGACGGGTGAAGCGACGGCTCCGGGACCTTTCGCAACGATGGTCGGCTGGATTTCCTCTTCGATGCAGGGCTTGAACTGCGCGTTCGCCCCCTGATTGAAAGCGTCACGGCCGATACCGAACGAAGGCTCGGTTACGACGGTCGCGTCTTTGAAGTCGCGGGCGAGAACGGGCGGTGCCTTTTCCTCCGCAACGTTCGGAAAACTCCCGGTGGTCATCGCGTATACGCGCTTTTCCTCGTATGCGACTCCGTGGACTTCGGTTGCGTTGAGCGTATAGCTGACGTCGCTTTCGGCGTATCCGTCTCCGATGTGAGAGGGACGCGTTCCGTTACCTTCGAGAGCTACCGTCTTCGAGATCGGAGACTCTTCGCCGACACACACGGCGGGAGCGCCGTCGTGGGTACAGGCGAGGGTCGGAGCGCAGTCTTCCGAGACCGAACACGAGCTTTTTCCGGCACCCTGATCCACGCAGACGATTGCGATGCCGCCCTGGTTGCAGGACGGGTTTCCGCCGTTCCCGTCGAGCGTTCTCGAGGTTTCCGCCTCGTAGATTCCGCTGTGCGGGTTCGGGGACTTCATCGCGTTGGAGTCTTTCGCGGAAATGCCGAACGGCTGGAGAACGCAGTTGAAGTTGTCCTTGTCGGGCATCCGCTGACCGCCTCCGGCGTTCTGCTTCGTGAGCGTGGGCGATACCTGACCGCCGTCCCAGGAGCAAGGCTCGAAAAGCGTCTGGTCGTTATTGCAGGCAAGGGTCGCCGACTTGTCGGTCTGGATAAGAGGACCCTTTCCGCCGCCCTCGCATCCGCTGCGGATTTTGAGAACCATAGGCACGTTGCCTCCGCCCGTTCCCATACGGGAGGTAAGCGTCTGCACCTTGCCGTCTTCGCCGAGCGTGACGCGGCTGTCGGCGGCGTGGTTTTCCACCGCGAGGCTTTCTTCGACGACACCGTTTCTGCCGGATGACACGCCGCAGTTTACTCCGAGGGTCGCCGATTTGTCTTCCGTTACGGAAGCGTTGTATCCGTCGAAGCCGAAGCCTGCCGCTCCAGCGCCGCTTTCAGAACCGCGGGCAGCTCTTTGCCACGCGCGGAAGCCCTCCGCAGAATACCCAGACAGGCCTTCTGACTCAAATAATACTTTTCCGGCACGCCCGCCTGCAAAATCCGCGACAAGGTAGATGCGTTTTCTTCTCTGGGGGACTCCCCAGTATTGAGCGTCGAGGACTCTCCAGGCGACATCGAAATCTCCGCCCACGATGTGTCCGGACGGCTGCCATTTCTCACATCCAGGAACAGTAACGGTTTCGTCCGCGATACGGCAGACGCTTTCGAGGACGCATCTGAAGTCCTCTCCTTTGTTTGACGAGAACGCGCCGGGGACGTTTTCCCAGCAGATCCATCTCGGATATCTTCCATTGGTGGCACTCCTCATTTCTTTGATGATTCGGACGGCCTGATAAAAAAGACTGGAACGGGAGCCGTCCAGTCCGTCTCGTTTGCCCGCCACGCTCATGTCCTGGCAGGGCGAACCGAAAGTGATGATATCGACCGGCTCTATCCGGCCGCCGTCCATAGCGGAGATGTCGCCGTAGTGTTTCATAAAGGGCATTCTCTTCGTGGTGACCCGAATGGGAAACGGCTCGATTTCCGAAGCCCACACCGGGGTCACGCCCGCAAGCATACCGCCGAGCGGAAAGCCGCCGGAGCCGTCGAAGAGACTGCCGAGGGTCAGCTTACCGTTCATTGGAAACCTCCTCGTAGGAGTAGGTCAGCCCGTCGCGAACCACCGAGACGTTCCCGGAAGATCCCGCCTGTTCGATATACCGCTTCACGATGACGTCGCAGAACTTTTCGTCGAGTTCCGCCGTATAGCAGATGCGGTCGGTCTGTTCGCAGGCGATGAGGGTCGAGCCGGAGCCGCCGAACGGATCGAGTACGACGGCGTTCGTCACGGTCGAGTTCATAATCGGATAGCAAAGCAGCGCGATGGGCTTCATCGTCGGATGGTCGCCGTTCTTCTTGGATTTTTCAAACTCCCAGATGGTCGTCTGTTTCCTGTCGGCATACCATTTGTGCTTGCCGTTTTTCTTCCAGCCGAAGAGGCAGGGTTCGTGCTGCCACTGGTAGGGAGAGCGCCCGAGAACGAGCGCGGGCTTCTTCCAGATACAGCAGCCGGACAAATAAAAGCCGGCGTCGATGAAGGCTTTACGGAAGTTCAGCCCCTCGGTGTCGGCGTGGAAAACGTATATCGACGCATCGTCCGCCATGACCTTTTCCATATTGGTAAAAGCGTCAAGCAGAAAACCGTAGAAAGCTTCGTCCGCCATATTGTCGTTTTTGATCTTTCCGGCGGTGCCTTCATAGTTCACGTTGTATGGAGGGTCGGTCAGCACGAGGTTCGCCTTCGCTCCGTTCATCAGCGCGTCGTAGGTTTCGGCTTTGGTGCTGTCGCCGCACACGAGGCGGTGGCGGCCGAGAGTCCAGACGTCGCCGGGCTTGCAGAAAGCGGGCTTCGCGAGTTCATCGTTCACGTTGAAATCGTCGTCGTGGATTCCGTCTTTGAGCGTATCCTTGAAAAGGTCGTCGATTTCGCCGGGGTCGAAGCCGGTCAGCGAGACGTCAAAGTCCGAACCCTGAAGGTCGGAAATGAGAAGGGCGAGTTTGTCCTTGTCCCAGTCGCCGGAGATCTTGTTGAGCGCCACGTTGAGCGCCTTTTCTTTTTCCGGGGAGAGTTCCACCACCACGCACTCGACTTCGTTTATCCCCATATCGACGAGGACCTTGAGGCGCTGGTGTCCGCCGACCACATTGCCCGTGTTCTTATTCCAGATGACCGGCTCGACGTAGCCGAACTGCTCGATGGAGCGTTTCAGCTTTTCGTACTCGGGGTCGCCGGGTTTGAGGTCTTTGCGCGGGTTGTATTTCGCGGGCAGAAGGTCCGCCGTGTTTTTCTTTTCGATAATCATAAGACCCTCCTGTAGTGACACCCTTCGGCGAGTTTCTCGTAGTCGCGTTCCAGAAGACCGAGCGTTTTGATGATGCCGCCCGGAGTAAGGTCGTAACAGGCGCGGACTTCGTCGGCAAGGTCGAGATTACCGCTGTTGGTGATTGAAACGGAAACGGGCTGCGCCAGTCCGATGGCGTATCCGAGCTGTACCTCGCACCACTTAAGGTCGTACTTTTTCAGAAGGTCGCAGGCGATTTTCCGCGCCATATACGACCCGGAGCGGTCGACCTTCGTCGGGTCTTTGCCGGAGAACGCTCCGCCGCCGACCGGGCAGTATCCGCCGTACTGATCGCAGACGATTTTTCTGCCGGTCAGTCCGCAGTCCGCCGTGGGACCGCCGACCGTCCAGGACCCCGAAGGGTTGATGATGAGCTTCGGGAGCGGGTGTTCGTGGAACACCTTTTCCTCCAGAAGCGACGACACCATAGAGCGGACGGTGTCAACGTCCACGCCGTCCTTATGGCAGACGGACACAAGCACACTCTCGACCGAGCCGTATCCGGGTGCCGCGTCGAGATCGACCGTCACCTGGCATTTGGCGTCGCCCTTGAAAATAGTGTAGAAGTTGCGTTCGACGTCGTCTTCGAGCGCTTTGATGATGCGGTTCGCAAGGTCGAAGCCGAAAGGCAGAAGGCTTGCCGTGTCGTTAACGGCGTACCCGAACATCACGCCCTGGTCGCCCGCGCCGACGTTCTCGTCGGAAAGGACGGCGTCGTTGATCTCCTGCGACTGGCGTCCGATCAGGTTGATGACCAGATCGACCGTGTATCCCAGTTTTTTCGCCACCCGCCGGACAACGGACTCGTAGTCCACCTTCGCTCCGGTGGTAATCTCGCCGCCAAGCACCACGGTGTTGTCCTTGACCATGACCTCTATGCCGCAGTGACTGCCTTTGTCCTGCGACAAGCACTCGGTCAGGATAGCGTCCGAAATCTGGTCGGCGTATTTGTCCGGGTGATACCGGCTGACCTGTTCGGTTGAAAATAGTCTCATAGGGTTTCTCCTTTTCTTTATTTTCCGCTCCTCGCGCGGAGCAGTCTTTCCATAACGTCGTCCTGCGGAGAAGCGCCTCCGAATTCCACGGAGCAGTTCTCCTTGACGATCTGGTAAATCTGGTACCAGGCGGTGTTTACCTGCTTCATATAGTCACGACTCATGGAAACGTAGGGCGAGGCGATTGCGTTGCCCGTGGTCGGGTGCTTCGCGAGAAATCCGTATTCCGAGATGCACTCCTCGCATTGAATCCAGCGCGAAACCGCCATCGCGTACTGCTCGATGAGCTGCGTGTTGACGTAGCGTTCGCATCCGCGCTCTTTGAGCCATATCCAGGTCTCTCTGAACACCTCTTCGGCGCAGAGATCTTTGCCGTTTTTCTGTTCGGCTTTCAAATATTCTTTTACTGGCGGTACATCCGCGCCCTCAAATTTGACCGGTTCGGGAAGCACTATCACTTTGGCGCTGTCCGCCGTTCCGTTCGTAACCTTTTCGGCGAGAGCCTTCTTCGGACGCCCCTGACCGGGTCGGGGACCGCCGCGCATAGTGCCGTCTTTCGCCATCGTTTCACCTCCGTTCACGGGACCTTCGGTTAATACCCCGTTTGTTTTCGGATTTTTGCACACGTGACCCCAGGCCGTTGCCCGGCTGTGCGGTCACAGAGATTCGACCCGCCCCTCCGGGTCAGCGGTCGCCGAGGTCGTGATGCACCTTGTTGTGACACGACTGACAAAGCGACATGAGGTTGTTCC